CTCGTCGTGCCTGGCCTCGTTGGTGATGCAGATCCAGTCGCTGGGGAGAAATACCGTCTGGAGGAACTTCCTTGTGGCCTCGTAGCCGGTCAGCTCGGTGCTCGGTGCTGGCGCTGGTAATGAGCGCACGATAAACTTGCCGGTGGGCGAGACGCACGATGGCCGGCGCGGGCTGGTGTCGCCGATCAGATGGCCAGGTGGCTTGTCGTGCGGCTTCTTTAGCGCCTCGTCGATCTTGTGCTCGAGTTCTCGGGCGCTCCACGGGGGGACGCAGGTCTGATTGTACTCAGCCATCAATTGAGCCGCCTCAGATCGTGGCAGCGAGAACCCATGCACCAGCGCGACCGCGACAGTGTACGCAGTGGAGTGACCGCCAGCGCCCGAGATGGCGGGCGGGCAGCGCCCAAGGTAGGCTCGGGCGCGGTCAATGGTGGTCATGGAGTGCCTTTTCTGGCGGCAAGCGCAGCCTCGGCTTTCTCGGCCCAGTGTAGGGCGTGAGCTGAGGACGCAGATTCAATGCGTAGTTGTTCTTTCAACCGCTCCACCTCGGCGCGGAGGCGGATTTTATCCAAGTGGACATCCGTCAGTTCATCGCGTAGGCGGGCGAGTTCGGTTTCTAGGTTATCACGTTCGCGCATGACGGCGCGGACTAACGCGGCTCGCTCAAGTATTTGCGTGTTCAACCGCTCCACCTCGGCGCGGAGGCGTGACGCTTCGTTGGCGTTGTGCTCGCGCTCTTGCGACATCTCGGCGGCAACAGTTTTCCATCGCTCCACCTCGGCGCGAAGGCCGGCGAGTTCGCGTTCGAGAGTCGCGCACTCTTCGCGCATTTTGTTCGCAGCATTGCCAGACCAAAAAATATTCAACTCGTCCTCGAATGTTTTCGCCCATGCGGCGTCGGTGCGTGGTGTGGGTGTGGGTGGGTTCATTGTTTGCCCTCCCGTGCTTTGATCATTGCGTCTGCTATTTCATAAGCCGCGTATCCTATCCAAGTACTTGCTCCGATAGGGTCTTTTTGAGCAATTCCAATCATGGCCTGCCCCGCGAAATAGTCGCGCAGGGTCATGCCCTTGTAACCCGATCCGTATTTTGGTTCAATAAAAAGAGTTGGAAAAGCTGGTCCGCCGCCGTCGATGATAGTGCTCATGGTTGCACCTCCTTCTTTGCGGGCTTCCGACCACCTAGCAGGCCATTGGCCCGCGCTGCTTTGATTTTTGCTGGCGACCGGCTTAGACCGCCGGCGAGTCCGCCGGATCTGCCGAGTTGTACTGCGTGTTTATTTTTTTTCGGTTTCATAGGGTGAAAGGGCTTCCTCTAACGCTTTATTGAGCGACGCCTCGACTTCCGTAACGGTCGCAGCGAGTTTTTGGATTTGGTCGTGGAGTTCTTCGGCGCTCCAGTCTTTTCCGTAGCAGGCAGCCATCTTGATGGCGCCGATCAAGCGCCCCAGCGCGATGCACTGGGCTTTGTCGTAGGGTGTCATGTTGTTGTTGGCCTCGGCGGGATGCCTTGGCACCGGAAAACCCCGCGCCTCCGAAGAGAGCGCAGGGTGGTTTCGGGTTTGAAGATCGTTCAAAAGTTGTAGTCGTAGTAGCTCTGTGGTTTATCGCTCATGTAGTGTTTTCCGTAAGACGATTTCCAGTGACCGCCCTTGCAAAGACGAGCCTTGGTCACGAATCCATCTTCGTCGCTGCTGATGTCCCAGCGTTGTTCGTTTTGATTCGTGCAGTGTCCAGCAAATCCACCGCTAACAAATTCTGGTAACCAAGTTCGATCTCGCTCGGCTTTCATTTGGCGGATGATCGCCGTCTTCCCGCTTGCGGTAAAACTGAGAACTTCAAAAGGTTTGATGTCGGAATAACCTTGATAGTTGAGGTAGCTTTTCGTGGTCGTCATTTTGTTTTATTGTTGTTGTTGTGTCTCGGGCGAACTGCCTCCGACACGATGAGACAAACCCAAACCGCTTTGGGTATCAAACACAATCGGTGACTCAAAATTCAACCGCTGACCACCAACTACTTGCGCTGCATTTTAGCCGAATAGGATTTGTGAATACCTTTGCACACGCGGCTCACGCAGGCCGGTGAACGCTGCATGCGCTCGGAGATTGTACACTGCCTCATTCCCGATGCATGCAGCTCGAGAATTTTGTCGTGCTCCTCTCGAGTCAGACAGTCGCGGCGCCTCATAATTTGATCGCGGTCCACTCGAGGTTTCATGCCAGTGACGTTCGGTCCGTCGGCAAATTTGTCGCAGTATTTTCGGAGGATGAACTCAATGTTTCGCAGGGTTTCAGTTACGGAATTCATTTTTTTTGGGGCGGCCACCTTTCTTGCCGTTGCGCCTTGCGGCGGCAGATTTTTTTTTGGTCACGATTCCACCGAGCAATTGGCCAGCTTCAGAGGGTGTGATCTTTTTTTTGCAGTGGGGACAATTCATAGTCGTGAAATTTTGTATCCCAACTTTCGATACGTTCTGAGCCGAGCCAGAAATTGGGCGTGAGCAAGGGCGGCGCCAGCATCGACAAAATCGTGGACGACCCCAAATTCCTTGCCCTCGTGTGCTCGCATCACGCGGCCTGCACGTTGCTCGAGCTTCCCCGCGGACCTGCCTCCAGCGGCGAGGATCAGGACACTGGCCCGCGGCACGTCGAGTCCCTCGTCAGCCAGACTGGTCGCAATCATGCAGCGTAGTGAGCCGCTGCGGAATCTTTCGATGGCCTCGGTGCGGCGTTTCTTGCCGATTTTCGCGTGGACGACAACGGAGTCGGCGATGTCAGCCTGGAGTCGCTCACCGTGATCGACCGTCGAGACCAGGATGAGAATGCTGCCGGGTTCGCTGGTCGCTAAGTCGATGATCTTGGCGTTACGTCGCCCGTTGGTTTTGACGATATCAGCAGTGGCCTGCCACCTCGCCCGGCGTTCGTGTTCGCTTCGGTCAATAAATGGAAAGCGCCGGCACCGGCGTGCGGTCTCGGCAACGGTGCTGCATTCAATCTCAGGGTCGAACTGGCTGGGCAAATCAAGGTTGTGCGCCACGACTGCGCCCTGCGTGATGCTGCCGGTCGCCATGACCTCGGACCTCGGCACGGTATAGAATTCGCGGAAGAAGTCCTTGAGCCGCAGATCGCGCTCGGGATCCGACCAAGGTGTCGCCGAGAACCCCCAGATGATGCCCTGGCAGCGGCCTATGGTCGAAGCCCAAGTGGCTGCTGGCATGTGATGGGCCTCGTCTACGATTACAACGTGAGCGGACGAGCAGTCGGGTTGAGCTGCCACGCAGTGGGCCTCGATCTTAATGCCAAATGTGGTGGCCGCGTCGAGAGCCTGCTGCACCTGCTCACGGGTGTTGGCCAGCCAGACGATGCGAGCCTCGTTCGTAAACGGCGCGGGAGAGTTTGGGCGCATGCCCTGGCGCAGCGCAGCCGCGGCGATGAAAGTTTTGCCGGCGCCAGCGGGCGCGATGACGAAACCTCTGCTTTTATTCTGCAAGAAATCGACGGCGTGTTGTTGATACGGTCGGAGTGTCATAAAATTAGTGCGCGTTGCGCAGTCGCGCCCCTGCACCCAATCAGAACGGGTTGGTTTCTGGCAGGTACTTGCGGATCTTAAGCGTCTTCTTTTCTTCCGTCGTTCCTTCTTTGACCCAAGTCTCTTCCTCGAGCTTGATCTTGCATTTCGCGCCCACGAACCGGCCCAAGAATTCTTGGAAGATTCTGGCTTTGCTGAAATCCAACTCTTGGCCCTCGGGGATCTCAACAAATGGGCAGGCGGCTAGCAGCGCATTAAGGCGCCACCAGACGCTCTCACGGTTCAAGAAGTTATCCGACGCCACGCTGCCGTCAGCGCCACGGAAGATAAGTTTGACGGTGTCTTCGCCTTTGGTGGTGAGCGATGACTCGGCCTTGATTATCTCGACTGAGTAGATGCCTGGGGCATCGAACGATTTGGTGCTAGCACTTGCGCGGTCTACTTTGAATAATGACATGACTTTTACTGGTTGGGACTATCGTTGTTGTTGGTCGCCCACTTGGGGAGCGACAAGGTTTTGATTTCGTAGCTGTAGGATGGCCAACTGTCGAATGCCTGACAGAAGGCAAATCGCGCCAGGTGCTTCTGCCGGTCGGCCTCGGCCAGCATCAGATCCGCCGGATCGAGTTCGTACCGAGCGATGGCGTAAGGCGCCTCCTTTTCGACGGCTACGAACACGAACCGTTTCGCGTCCATGCCCAGCTCGCGGGCGAGTGCGAGGTAGTGCGCGGCCTGCACATGGTACCGGTAGTTGGCGATGCTGCGGGCGAATCCCGCGGGCGATGCGTCCTCGGTCGTCTTGAGATCCACAATTATGCCATCGACGATGTAGTCGAGGCGTGCTTTGCAGTCCACGCCGCCCTGAGAGGCGAACAGGCTCACCTCGGCAGCACCCCCAATGATCATCAAGCCGGCATCAGATCCTCGCACCGATGTCGTCATCTCGCGGATCATGTGGTAGTCATCGTGGGTCACGATGTCCTTGCCCTCGTTCTCGACCTTGAATTGCTCCCAGATCGATTTGCCCTCCTTGGTGCGCCGATCCACAATGGGAGCGACGACGACGCGAGAGTGGTATAGCTCGGGCTGGAAGACGCTCAGGTGCGTCAGCGTGCCGATCCTCATCGCTTCGGTCTCCTCGCGTTCTGCGGTGAGCCAGTGTCGATAGTGCGCCGGCGACTTTCGGAACTGGTCGAGGCCGCTCTTGGAGAGCGCCGGGTGCGCGTGGTACTCTGCCGCCGGCATGTCGTGGCGAATTTCATTCTTCATTTTCTTCGTCCTCCATCAGTTCAAGATACTCTTCGACGCGCTCGGAGCTGGCGTTGGCCAGAGCGAGAATGTGGTGCTTGCCGGCCAGGCTGGCTGCTTCGTACAGCTCCTCGAGTTCCTTTTGGATCTCGCGGTCCATCTCTCTGAGCACGGTGGCTGGGATCGACGGCTGGATGAAGCTTTCCGAGGCGTAGCTGCATGCCTCCTTCGCGGCGGTTTTGAGGATCGCCTGCATGTCCACCATTTCACCGGTCTCCTGGGTCTCGTGGACGAAGTAAGCCAGAGATTCGGTGTACTGCCGGTGGGCGTTGGAGAAGACTTCGTCTTCGTTAAGGAGCGCAGCTTGGCCGGCGTAAAGTTGGGCGGTCAGATATTTTTCAATTAGAGTAATCATTTTTTAACGGCGTCGAGGAACATTTTCGAGTTGGTTACAATCTTCTTGGCAAAGTCTGGGGCGACATCGCGGAAGGTCTGGCCTTCAGTGATTTGTTTTTTGGTGACGAGGTAGGCGTTGACCGCCGGTTCGTCGGCGAGCAGCAGCTCCTCAAGTTTTTCTGTGAATGACTCGACGATTGGCTCGACCTTGATGGGGTCAGGCGCCGGCGCCGAGTTGTTGCTGTCTTGGATCTCCTCGGGCGTGTAGACGCCGAATACCACCTCGGGTGCAAGGAGCCGCACGGCCTCACTGATGACGCGGGCGGTGAGCATCTGGCGGGGGAACTTGCGCCAGTTGTCTTTCATTTTCCCGTCGCGGCTGACGGCCACTCCGTTGCTCACGAAGTCCTCGATCTTGGCCGAGAACGGCAGCGAGTTGTTCCTCAAGGTGAAGGTGGCCTCAACGACCTTGTCATCGCGCTTCGTCCACTTGACGGTGCCGCCAGACATATGGAATTTGGCCAGCATGGCGTCTGCCCGCATCGACAACTTTCCCTCGATCATGTGGTAGGTCTTGGCCAACTCGAGTGGCGGCTTTTTCTCGCTGATGCACTGAAGCGCGAGCACCTGGCCCTGCTCGACTTTGGTGCAGCCGAACATGCCTGAGCTGGCGATGATTTCACCGAGGCGCTCGACGGCTGCCAGAGGATCTGACATGCGGTTGTAAACATCGCCCTCGGTAGGGAGCGCGACGGACTGATTCGCTAACGTATACGTTGTATTCATTGTTGTTGCTTTTTGGCCCGCACGTTTTATGCGGGAAAGGGGACTTGGGGAAAGGCGGCGTCGGAGTTGTTGCCGGCGCCGCTATTTTTTGCGAAGTCTAAGATCAGTAACGCATCGGCAGTTTTTAGCGTGACGTTAAGATTTGGAAACCGCCTCACTGCCTCGCTCTTCAGCTTGTTCTTCCACTCAGTGGTGCCCGAGCAGTCTTTTTTCGTGCCGAGCTTAAAATGTTTTTGCCAGTCGTGCGGCTTAACCATGATCACACGCAGACCGAGCGCGGTGGCGGCGCCCTCGATGTAGCCAAAATTGCGGAAGAGCACCGCGGCGCTCGACGCCGGGATCGATTTGCCTACAAATTTTGGAATGTCCTCAAGCCATAATTCGGCTTGCAGGTCTCCGCGAGTCAGATCTCGCAGCAAGCCGATCACGTCGGCCACGCTGGGCGGCATTGGCAGCGCAAATGCGGGGGCATGAGCGTTGGCCCATGCGATGCCGCCAGATGCACCGGGATCGACTGCGATGACGAGGCTCATAACGCCGCCTTTACTTTTGCCCAATATTTGTCGGCCAGATGCGCTCGCTTCGGACCAGCGTTCCAGATGCGGGCCTTAAATTCGTCAGACTTACCTTTGCCATAGTGCTCAGTGTAAATGATAAACATTTCCTTTGATTTCACAGGACAAAATCGGTCGTCGAACGTGTACTTCTTTTTTGAGATCCTGACACAGTCCAACACGGTGATTTCCCAAATCTGCCCAACGCCAACAGCACGCCCCTGATCACCGATGGCCCTAGGGTTGTTGTTCGACTCAACCTTGCATATTGCCTGCCAGAGGTCGGCCTTGAGTGGCGCCGCCAGAGCGACGAGGAGAACGAGGTACTTCATGGCCGCACACTCGGAGCCACAAAACCCAGCGTCAAGTTATTTCTGCTTTTTCCGGTACCAGACGTTGTGGAACGAGCGACCATGGTTATTTTGCGTCCCTTTAAATTTTTCTAGTAAGTCCTCCTTTAATCCTTGATGCAGGATTTTGAAGGCTTGACTACGGGACATTTTTAATTTTTGCGCGAACTCTAACGAACTCAACCAGCCCTCGCCTGGGGGCCGATTTTCTTTTCGAATTAGGAGCGATTGCAGCTCGTGCGCCCAGTCATCCGGTGCCGTAGGTTTTGATTTCGGTCGCGGCATAAAATTGTCCTCCGATGTTGCGTGCCTGAAAAAGTTGATAGGTGCCGTCAGGAAAAAGAAGACCGTAGGCCCAGCCCTGCGCCCATCTTAATTTGCCCGTCTTCTTATTGATGTAGTCCATGTTTTTTCGACAAAGACACCCGATGCTCCGAGCCTCTGCCGGCTCACGCGATGCTACGGACGCCATCTCGATACTGTGAATATGTCCGTGCAGACAGCTTCCATAGATCGCAGCGTGTGTGCGACACGCGCTGACTCCCGCGTGGAATCCGTGCAGCACCGAGAGCTTGCCGAGTTCAAGCACGCCGAGATCGCTGTCATATGGCAGCATCTTCGCTTTGCATCGTTTGACCGTGGCCTCGAGTTGCTTGATGCCGTCGTTGGCATAGTCGCGCATCACGCCGGTTGCAGATCCGCGGAAGTCGTAAATGCGCTCGTCGTGATTCCCGCGCAAAAAGTGATTTGATGTACCACCCTCAAAAAATCGTCGCAGGAAGTCGCTGCCCATCTCCCAATCTTCTGCTAACGATGCCGCCTTCTCGTCGTCGCTGGCGCCCTTGCGTAAATTCCTTAGATCAAACGCATCGCCTGCGTGCGCCCTAATCTCCGGCTTCCAGTCTCGCATAAAAGACCACAACGCACTCACGCTCGCAGCGTCAGCCATGTCGCCGTGGTTGTCGCTGACGACAATAAAGCGTTGGCCTCTGTGAGCCATCATGTCGCCGGTGATTTCTTTTCGATCAAGCGCCTTGCCTGCTCGAGCGTTTCAGTGACGCCGATCATGGCGCCGACCGGCGCGTAGACTCGGTATTTGCCGCCGGTTTTTTGGATGACTCGGTAGTTCATGTTGGTGCTCCAGGCTTGGCCGTTGGGTAGTTTCTCGGGTGCGGAGAATTTTACCTCAGGCATGAAGCGGATGTCAGGATTTGTAGTGTCAAACGCGCCAGAGTTGCCGGTCGCGGACTTGATCTGGGTCGGGTCAAAGACGATGAAGCCAGGAAGATCATCCTCAGTAATTCTCACTCCATCGTAGCCCGCCTCTTTAAGAGAAGCGACAATCTCCTTTTCATGGGTTGCCCAGTTTCCGTCAAAAATGCCGGGGATTCCTGGGCGTTGTTCTTCAGCAAACGAAAGTTCGTCAAGAAGACGGTTTGGCACTCCGGCATCTGACAACAAAGGTCTGATGTTTTCCCACGGAGTGCGCTCGCTAACTTCCGACAAATCCAGCAGGTTTTGCAGAGATAAAAACGCCTCCGTGACTTTTCCTCCGTTACCGCCCACTGACCGTCCTCCCGCGGCATAAGAATCTGCAACAGGTCTGGAGACCGTCCAAAATGAAATGGGGCGAAACTCGTTCGTCGCACTCCCTCCGTGATACACGACAAGCGGCTTGCCGTCGCCATCGACCACCTTCGACTCACCAAACCACTTTTTGAACGCCGGCGTGTCAGGCGCGTCCGGCATGAAGTAAGCCAACTGGGAAGGTGATCCAACATCTTTACGCTTCCATTGTTTTCCAGCTTTTGGCGTAGACATGTAGCCAGCGGCTTTATTGGAAGCATATGCTTCGGCCAATTGCTTGTCATTAAGCGCCGGCAATTTTTCAAGACCAGGGAACATTGCTTCATGCGGTTCAACGCGCTGACGGATGCGATCCCAAAGTGTCCATTGAGCAGGAAACACAGCAATTCCCAAATCGTTTGCTCTGCGTTCATTGATTTCCAAAGCAGATCTGTACGCATCAGACATTACCTGGAAGTCAGCGGGTGTCTCAACCCACTTTACATCACGAATGTGCTCTGGAGCATTTGCACTGATTTCACCTTTTGCTGTTATGAGTTTTGCTTTACGGCTACCCATAGCAGCAAAGACTGCTTCGTTTACAAATTCACGGACACGATCTGCACCATACACTTCAGCCTGGCCAAGTACATCATCAAGACTCTTTGCCTTTGTTGCCGTAGGATCAGGCAATTTGGCCAACTCTTTGTTTCGTTCTTTTAATAGATCCGTTTTAGTTTTATCGCTTGATGCGTTGCTGATTTTTTTAGCAAACGATGATGAAACTTTTTTAGAGTCAGAAAGTAATTTGTTAAATCTATCAACAATGATGCCTTCAAAACGCTGACGCAATTGAGGATCTCCCAACAACTCTTGACCAAAGATTCGCGACATATGGCGATCCATAGCGGAAATTGATGCATTGAGAGGATCCTGCCAAACAGATCCAAAAGATCCTGTTTTGGTTCCAAAACCGGACACTTGTGTCGTTAATTTATCGACAAAATTAGCCCACGATTCGTTGGGTTGTTTAACAAAAAAATCAGGATTTTTAGAGAAAAGACGCGCAGCATTTACGATGTTTGATAAGTCAGCAGTAATTGGAATACCAAGACCACCTTTTCCAGCAGCAATAAATCCTAGTTGTTGCTTCAACTGTTGATTCAATTTTACCAGATTTTCTTTTGTTGGATTGTCTGGATATAAATCAGCAAATTTCTTAATTTCATCCATCGAACCAAAGCGCAAGCGAGCCTGGCCCATTTCATTTGGCAGCAATGGAGCGTTTGGAGATAGCATTCCAAACACAATAGCGTTAAAGCTGGAAACCTTATCTCCAGGCGCCGGCTCCATTGTGCGGGCCAGCTTTGCGGTCAATTGACCATGCGTTGTTTCTGGCAACGACTTTACGTCAACTGGATGCGACTTCAGCCAAAGTAAATCGTAGTATGTGAATTTGCCATCTAGGCCGCCTGGCACTCTCGCAGTATTTCCAGCCACCCCTTGGGAGATTTCTTTGACATCTGAAAGAGGGCCAAGGTTTTCGACGCCGAATCCTTTGCCGTATTCCGCAAAGTCTTCTGGAGTCCAGTCTTTCGGTTCTTTGTTGCGGAATTTGATGTTACCTTGGTCGTCATATGAAACGTCTTTTGAGCTGGCCATATTGCGCCGAGGAAGTGCGGCTGCAATCTTGTTTTCCGGCATGAAGCGCGATCCCTCCGCTGAATTTGCATTCTTAAAATTGATCTGGTTCGCCTTTTTCTCTGCCCCGGCCTGCGTGTCGTAGATGCCGATGCGCTCGCCGGTCGGTGCGTACAAGCTGTGCTTGTTGCCCTTGGCGATAATGCGGAAGCCCTCGTCCGAGTTGTTGACCTTTGCGCTGCCAAGGTTTTCAGCCGGTTTGAAATTAACCTGAGACAGACCGTAAGTGCCGTTTTCGTTGAACGAGAATTGACGACCAGTATCAGCAATTCGACCAAGACGATCCAACCGCATGGTGCTGACAACTCGAGTGTCTCGGGATCCTTCGTAGGCCGGCTTGCCGATCTGACTTTTGCCGGTGCCAGATTCAGCAGCGATATTTGTACCTAGCGACGAAATGTTTTTGATGGCGCCCTCAGAGATCTGGGCTTTGGTTGGAACAAATCCGTAGATTTTGTTGATGATGTCCCGCTTGATCGGCCCAAACAATTCAGCACTCGGTTTTGCGACACCTTCACCGAGGCTTAGATTCTTGGTGTAGGCCATGACATCTTGCCAGGCTGCGTCCTTATCGCCGCCCCACTGGTCTAAGATCTTAGAGCGAGACATTATGTCGTCGAACCGAGCCTTCAATTGCGTGAGATCAACGTAATCAACCACCACTACGTTTTTCTTAGTCGTGCGGATCTTGTACGGAACAAAATCAAGATTGGTCATGCCGCGGCTGGCATAGACTGATGTCTCACCCTTCTTTGCAGTGGCTGGAAAATAATCCCCATTCAGCACGTTGCCACTCTTGATCGCCTCGCTTGCAAACGTGAGTTTAAGAAATTGCTCTAGTGGGAAATACTTTTGATAGATGGCCAACTCGGCATCGTTGGGAGCATTTGTGCCCCGTGGTACGTTGGCAATTTCTTCAGCGGCGCGTGCGTTTGCAGCATCGCGGCCAATGTTAACCTGCTCTTCAGTCTTAACACCGATAACATCGCCAGTTGTCGGATCCTTTAGTAGCACGTCAGATTGGCCGTGCTCTTTAGCCCAATCTGCCAGCTTTGGTGTCGCCATCTTATCAAGCGTAACGGGGGCCAGTGGCTTTCCGTTCTGCGCGATAGATTTGTTGATGTCGGTGCGGGCCTTGATCAGCTCAGATGCCAGCGCATCCATGCCCTTGTAACCGGTGCCAGTGGCATCGTAATCAATGCCGAGCTTGCTCAACGTGTAATCAATGGCACCCTTGGTAGCTGCAATTAAAGATCCATCCGTTGTCCGTTGGCCACGGAGCAGGAGGTCGCGATTTTCCCGGCGTTGCAGGAATTCGCGGAAGTATTCGGCGCCGATCTCCTCGGGCAGATTTTGTTTTTCAGCTAAGTAGTCGCGCAGTTTTTGTTTACCTTCCTCGGTGCCGCCGCGTTTGATGTAGTCCTCGGCAAATTGAACCTTTTCCTCTGGCGTAAATGTCTGATCAATTACTTCGGTGAATTTTTTTCCAAATGTCTCACCAAGCGCCGTGCGCATGGCGCCGTGGAATGATTCGTGGAATCCGGTGCCAGGCTTGACGGTATCGACATTGATGTAGATCGCTGGCTTACCGCCGGTGACAGCAGATGGAAACACGGTAATGCCTTCAAACGATGTGCCGCTAGCCGCCGGCATCGCCTTGGCCTGCTCATTGTTGATGAACGAAAAGTAAACGTCACTGCTTAACCAGTTCTTGGCGTCAACCATCTCAGCCACGGCTTCTTGGTTTCCATCTTTGATAAACTGGTCAAACAGGCGCGATGCGTTAGCTCGGCTCTCTGGCTCAAGACTAGCAATGCCGCGCAGGGCATCATTTACGATCTTGTTCTGACGAATCATGCCAGATGCTTGAGCGTAGCCACGGCCAGCGAGGCCGCCAGCGCCGCCTAGCGCAAGACCGGCGCCCATGCCACCAGCAGCACCCTCTTCGCCGTCTGTGATGAATCCGATAGTGCCACCGATAATAGCACCTTCAGCAGCACCTTGAATGGCTGCGGAAACGTAAGGCGCCACAATGTCAGCGCCAGCAACGGATCCGACACGACCAATCGCTCGAGCAGCCGTCGATGCGGACAGATCGTTGGCCAGTGACTCAAAAACACCAAGTCGTCCCGCTTTCTTGCCAGCATGTTCTGCAAGTTTCTGCGTAACCTCGCCGGCTACTTCCAAGCCCTTTCCAACCGCTTTGGCGCCAGCAATCGTCGTGGCAGCAGTGCTGAGTCCTGGGATGGTAAAGCCACCCAATTGGCCAGCCGCAAGCCCTGTGGAGCCTGTGGCAACGGCCTTCTCAACTATGCCAGCAACTTGTTCACTTCCTGTGAGTGCTCGAGCCGCCGCGCCGGCAACCTGTTGTGGCACCTTAGCAGCAGCGGAGGCAGCTTCACCAACAGCTTGAATGCCTTTTCCGCCCATTTGTGCAGCCCTGGCGCCCATCATACCAATACGCTCACCAACGCCCGCAACTTGAAGCAGAGCCGCACCAGGGAGTGGCGGTTGAGCAACGAGACTGATCGTTTCTGCCATTGCAGGCATTGAAGCCTGCCCTAAGATATCCTTTCTGCTCTGTTGCCAGGTTTGCAGTCCCTTAAAGCTTTCAAAATCGCTGTCAATGATACGGTCGTATTCGGCTCGGTTTTCTTGCGTGTCCTTGAGATCGTTTGCTAGGCGGTATCGGGTGTAGCTGTTGTTGTCGTTTGAATAGCCTTCGAGCACACTAATAAACATGTTCCCGAAATCGCCGGCGGCAACCATCGCACCTTGGCCAATGTTGGCGACAAGTGACGCGCCCTTTTCGATTGGGCCAGCCTGTGGATCAAATTTTGGAGCGGTGGTAAACGCATTGCTTACAAGTTCGCCAATGCCGCCAAACGCCTCGGCCAACTTGGCTAAAAAATCTACTGGTTTATCTTCTTTGTATCTACGCATCTCCATGAAGTCATCACGACTCATGCGCTGCGCGTAAGATGGATCCTCCGCAATTGATCGGACTACGTCCTCACCACTTACAGGAAACTCCTTCTGGACGATCTGTTGAATTTCTTCATCAGAAACATTGTCATCAAAAGTAATTGTTCCCCTGCCCGCTACGTTTACGGTTGTTGGCATATTATTTACTCTTTTTTGCAGGATCGCGAGTTACCGTGTAGTTAAGACCACTTGGAGCTTTAACCGTTACGGGTTCGACTACGGGTGGTGGTGTTGGCTTAATTTGTAACCGAGAAAGATAATCCGCAGCATTTTGGCCAATGCCAGCGGTCATGCCTTGTATCAATTGATTACGCATCAATTTTTTTTGCTCTATTACGGTTTTCCCATCTCCACCTTGTGGGAAGTATTGTTTATCGTATTTATTGTACTCATCTGGGCCAATAGCCGCACCCGATTCTTTACGAAGAGCGGCAGCAATCCAATTATTTTTGGCTGCATCATATGCTTTTTTATCATCACTTGTTAACCGTTCTGGAGTGAACGACTGATTAAAAAATGCCGTTGCATCATATTTATTGTTATTAATAAAACCTTCGTTTTGAATTAAACGAAGCGAGTAATTAAGAGCATTAGATTGATCTGCGGTTAATGGTTTTGCTCCACCGCCTTCAGCTTCTTTTTTAACCTGAGCATCAATTTCTTTTTGAATGTCTTCAGCATCTTTTGATCTTCCAGCAAGCAATGCCTGATCACGGTCAAATTGTTTTTTGCCTAGATCGCTTTGCGGCAAAGGTGTTGCTGCTGCTTTTTCTCTTGGAATAAGCGTGGCGTTGCCTGGGCCTGTTTGTAATACGTCAACAGACTGACCGCTTTCACCTGTAAGCGTCTTAATTTTTGGCTCAGTGCCAAAATTGATGTTTTGAACATTTTTAAGACCTGTAAGAATATCGTTGTTACCAACATTTCCACCCAATTCAGAAAACGTCTGCAACGCAGAAGGTAAATCAAGATTTCCATCCGTGTCCGTATTCAGCGACATTGCTTCACGGAGGAGCTTGTTGTCGTTTTCTTTTGATTTAAGATAACTTAGCTCCGCTTCGCTGCGTAGATTAGCCAGACGAGATGTTTCCGCTTGGGCTTTCCTTTGCTGGAGCATTTGCTCGGTGCTGATATCAGCAAACAGAGCTTTGTGGTCAGCAAGCGTAGCTTTGCCCGACGTATACTTTTCAAGCAATTTTGGATCGACCGTTTCAGCCAATTTTGGATCGCTTTTGAAAAACCTTCCAATGGTGCCACCAAGTGCCTGGCGCTCTTCCTCGGACTTGTAGTACTTATCAATACCTTCTGAAACGCTTGCACCGAGCGCAGCAATGCCGCCACCAATTGAGCGCCCAATGTTAGCAGACGACTGCATGTAGCCCTCGGGCAAGGGGCTGATGTACTGAACTGGTTGAAAGTATGGACCTTTTTGCATGGTAAATTATTTGAGGGTGGCGATGCGCGAATCCATCCAACGCCGGATAAGATTCTTCGTGCGTGGCTTGTTGCTAATAAACTCGGCGAACTGGGCGCCGTATTTGCAATAAAAGTCATGGAACCACTTTGGAGCGCGAGTGAACAACCAAGTGCGGAATTCCTTCCACTTTGGATTGCTGGCGCCGTAGACCTCGCGGGCAACCCAGCAGGGAAATGCTTTATTGAATGCCGCCGCGCCCAATGAACCACCGGCGAGAGATCCAAAACCCTGCATAGCGCCACCGATAACCGCCGCGTTGGCCTGAGCCGTGGCAATGTTCGCAGCGTTGGTCGCCTGCTGGTTGCCGCCGTAGATGTTGTTGGCGTAAGACGACTCTGGGTTGAACAAAGCAGGGCCAGCGTTGCTGGTGAGGTTCATCCCTTGGTTGGTCGTGTTCTGCGCAAATTGACCGGCGGTGCTGCTGCGATTCAGAATTGCTGCGTACGGGTCAAACTGAGTCGCTTGGCGGAGACCTACCAACTGAGCAGCATAGGCGCGATCTGCACCAAGACCCTGATTGTAGAGTTGGCCGGCTTGGCCTAGGTTTTGAAGGTAATTTTGATTCTGCTGCGCTTGGAATGCACGGTTCGCTTCAGCCGCAGCGATGTTGGCCTGTTGATTGGCGGCCTGACCTTGAAAGTTGTAGCCGGCGTTGATTTGGGCGGCGCGGAGTGCAGCCTCTTGGTTTGCCATGCCTGCTCTTTGAGCGGCATCCCTGTTTGCTTGAGCGACGGCGCTCTGGTTTGATGCGTTGAACTGCTGACTCGCCGCATAGTTTTGTTGATTTGCCAGAGCTGCGCGGAGTGCGGCCTCTTGGTTTGCCATGCCTGCTCTTTGAGCGGCATCCCTGTTTGCTTGAGCGACAGCGCTCTGGTTCGATGCGTTGAACTGCTGACTTGCCGTATAGTTTTGTTGATTTGCGAGAGCTGCACGCATTGCGGCCTCTTGGTTTGCCAGCCCGCCTCTTTGCGCGGCATCCCTGTTTGCCTGATCGACGGCGCTCTGGTTCAAGGCGTTGAACTGCTGACTCGCCATATAGTTTTGTTGATTTGCGAGAGCTGCACGCATTGCGGCCTCTTGGTTTGCTAGCCCGCCTCTTTGCGCGGCATCCCTGTTTGCCTGATCGACGGCGCTCTGATTTGAAGCATTAAATTGAGCACGCTGAAAATCGGTCTGTTGATTTGCCAAGTCCGCACGAAGCGCGGCCTCTTGGTTGAGTTGCGCTAGTGTGGTAGCGTTGCTGATATTGTATTGGCCGGTCTGCATGCCGGCCTGTTGGTTGGCCAGTTGGGCTTGCAGGTTCTGTTGAGCCGAGAACCTGTCTGCCTCAGTTCCAAATTGAGCGGTCTGCGTGGATGCAGATAGCCGTGCCTGTTGGTTGGCCAGTGCTGCGCGGAGTGCGGCCTCTTGGTTTGCTTGTTGCAACGACGCCTGCGTGCCGACGTTGAATTGCTGGGCTTGAAGCCCTGCCTGTTGGTTGGCCAAGGCAATTCGGTTTTCGGCGTCCTGATTTGCCAGGCCAGCCTGCAAACCGGTCTGGACGTTAAGCGTGCCGGTTTGGATCCCAGCCTGCTGGTTGGCGAGTTGTGCTCTGAGTAATGCGTCCTGATTTGCCTGCTGTGCCTCAAGGCTGGTCCGAGCGTTAAATTGGTCGGCGGTTAGACCCGCCTGTTGATTTGCAAGTTGCGATTGGAGACCACTTTGCTGATTTAGTTGCTGAAACTGATTAGCCGCCGCTTGGTTTGCGAGCGCGACCTCGAGCGGGGTGCGGGTGTTGAATTGCGCGGCTTCGAATTGGTTGCGCACATTCTGCTGCTGTATGCCCACATCGCCGGCTAGCACATTGCCAGCAAAACCACGATTTGCGGCCTGCTCGGCTTGCAACTGTTGATTAATTTGGCCGGCCAGCCCTAGGTTCTCAATTGCACGCGAGCGTTGGTTGACCAAACGATTTTGAACTTCGGCGCTGATGGCCTGCGGTGACATCGCCATGCCGCGGGCGGCGTAGGATGCACGCACCTGCTGCTCTGCTTGACGTTGCTCGGCTGCGCTGAGACTGCCATCCGCGGTGAGGTTGTTGAGCACGGCGCTCTCAAGTGCGCTTGAGATCCTAGATGGGCCAGCGTTGAGCGCCTGACTGTAGAGGCTGCTTCCCAGCGTGCCCGGCTGAATAAGCCCAGCTTGGATCTGGTCGGGCGTGTAAATTTGCTGCGCGGTGATGTTCTGCGCGGCGACATCTCGGGCGCCAATATTCTGCGGCGCGTTGATGAGTGCGGCGCCCACGCGATCCGCACCAATTTGCCCCGGTGCGCCAACTCGGGCTGCGACCGCTTGCTGGGCTGCGACGGAACCTGGTGACATCATCTGCTGCGCTTGCACCTCGTCTGCGGTGACGGCACGACCACTTACGCCCTGTCCGGTAACTGCGTCGTAGCCTAGGGTGCCCTGAGAGCCAATGCGCTCGGCGTTGATATCTCGAGCTGAGATGTTGTTGAATCCGGTGTTCTCTCGGCCTACTATTGATGCGTCGATATCTCGAGCTGAGATGTTGTTGAATCCGGTGTTCTCTCGGCCCACTATCGATGCCTCGATATCTCGAGCAGCAATGTTATCAAATCCGGTGTTTTCGCGGCCCATTATCGAGGCGTCGATATCTCGAGCAGCAATGTTATCAAATCCGGTGTTTTCGCGAGCCAACTCAGCGGCACCTATCGTCGGCGCGTTGATTTGATTTGGGGTCAGAAATTGAGCGTCTGCTGGGCGTTGGGACAACTCAGCATTTAGCCGGTCGAGGTTGGTATTGCTGCTGCGCCTGAGATCTTCAGCACGCAATAAATTTTCTCTCAGCTCAGGATTTAGCGCGTTGAATGCATTTTGGCCTTGTTGCCCGAGTGCAGATACGTCAGCCAAATCGGCGGTGCGTTGCTGGCGGTTGAGCTGTTCTTGCAGCGTCTGGAGCTGCGGGGCGGCTTCAGCATATTGTTGCATCAATCCCCGCTGCCCATCGACGCCGAACATAGTTTGATCGGCTAGTTGCAACGCTAGCTTGTTGTACTGCGGTTGGAATTGAGCCTCAGAAGCATACAGTTCTGGCGCGAGCTTGATCTGATTGGCCAGCGTGTCGCGTGTCTCGGTTGCGTAGTCACGCTGCGGGGCATTTTGAATTGTGGTAGATCCCATGTGATTAGTCCTTTAAAGTTGTTAACCTGATGTATTTTGAAGTGATTTCGACGACCCCTTTTGGCCTGAGAGCAAAGACGTGATCAACGGATCCCGGCGGCCATTTTTTGAACATTTCGACGAAGAGTAACGTGAGGCCGCCGCGCCGAGTGGAAATGATGTCCAGCAGCAAAAGGATTTTGCCTTTGGGATTAGTGCTGCGCCAATCCCAATTGGACGAAATTTCCCCTACGTCGCACTGCATTGCGGTCCCGAGGGCCACAATCTCATCACGATGTTTGACGAGTGCGAGCGTATTCTGTTGCGAGTGAAAAGCCAGATATTGTCGGATGGATTCTCGGGGCCAGTTTTGAAAGCATTGCCGTCCGCGGTTGGCCAACGCAAAATCGGTGATGCGCTCGAGCCAATCGACTGGTGGGGCGACGATCATTCTTCGCTGATGACATTGCGCCCAGGTACGGTTGCGGAGACGCGCAGACCCCGAATGGTTGGCCGGCCAAAGACCGTGTCGAATTTCAGATCTAGGCCAAAGCCACGTTTGGCGATGGGGAACCTCTTCGTGAAATCTTCGTTGGCCGACGCCGAAAACGCGAAGACCTCCGAGCTGTTGTCTGGGTTTGTCGCCACGGCGGTGATGGTCATGGCGTCGTTGCTGTTGCTCAGGATGTCCACCTCCCCCGAGGTAAATCGTTTTGCCGAAAAAGTGTTGAAGAAATATCGCCTGGTGAGGAGCTGGCCAGCGATCTGATGCTGGATGAATGCGTTGGTGATCTGCGACGGCAGTTGGAACGGAATTGTGGGAGTGCCGGTCGTGGATTGCAGCTCGTCGAAATTGAGTTCTTCGCTTAGGAAAATGCCGAACTCTTGGTTGATCGCGTACAACCTTTTCTTCTCACCGTAAAGTGCGACGACAAAGTTATCGACAAACATGCCGGTGGGAAACTTGTCGATACTCTCCCACGCCTTGTTGAGCAGGGAATAAATCAGCACCACATTGTTTCGAGTCGATCCATCGATTGGGATGGCGAGGTAGTAGCGGTTGTCAAAAACTTTGCCCACGGCGTTGGCGACCGCGGTGGCGTTGATCCGACCGATGATGTCGTTGACCGGATCGGAGAGCGGCGTGGTGTTGCCGAGCAGCTTTAGATCAAGCGAAGGGTTGAGCAGGTACACTCCATTGTCGCTCAGAAAAAACATGTACTGGCCGGCGGCGACAATGGTACGGCGAGCGGAGCAGCCAAATTCGTTGGTCAGAGACTCAATGAAACTCAACGCACCAGGGGGCGATCCCGCGACGTAGGTGTTGGGATCGATGTAGGCGTAGTAGATCGAATTCCGCTGGAAGATCAAAAACTTGTCCTCCTGCCACGGCTGAAATCCGACGATAAAATCGTTGGCGCCAAGGTTAATGACGAACTGAGCAAAGTCGGCGTCGAACGTGTTGTAGTCGAGATAGTCGCTCGCCGCAATGGTGTCTCGGGTCGTTTTGACGATGAGCCGGTTCTTAAAGTAGAGAGCGAAGTCGCTGGGGGGCATGTTAGCCGTGGCGCCAATAGTTACGCCCTGCGGAACTACCGTGACCGTCGAGGCACCATCCCAAACCAGAGCTGATTTTGCTTTTCGGCAAACGATGGTGCCGTGCGCGGGAGTCGCAGGCGTGTTGGCCACCGTGTAGTCGAACGTGTTCGCGGTGACGTTACTGATCACGAACGATCCATTGTAGTCGCTCTGCGTGGCACCCGAGATGATGACCTCGTTGCCGTTGGAAAATCCGTGCGCGGTGATGGTGACAGTGGCGGTCGCGGACACCCGCGTGATGCTGGTGACCGACACCGGATCGCTGCCTTGGCCGCGGAAGATGTACATCACGTTGTTCGCCTGAACGAGATCGACCTTGTCAGTCGAGGTGATGGTGCGCCCGGTCGGGTAGTTTATCGCGGCGCCAATCGTAAGCGTCGAGGTGTTGAAAACGAAGAGCGAGTTGGCCATCGCCAGCACGATCAACTCGACGCCGCTGGACGAAGAATACACTCCCGAGCCAAAGATTGTGAGGCCGACAATGTCGCCGGCGGTCAGGCGCTTTTGACCCTTGCGGGTGACGGCGATGCCAAGGTCCATGCGCATGTTTTGCGACATCTGAACGTATCCTGGCTCAAGCTGGAGCGGATTGATTCTGCTCTGCATTCCAAGAAATCCGTTCTCGGCCTCGACCATGTATTGGTTACTGGGCATTAGCGGTACCTCGCGGTTTTTTTGGCAATTGATTTTGGCTGAGAAACGAACTGTTTGCCAGCCTTCATGCCGGCTCTTTTAGCGGCGTTAGTGGCAGCAATCTCGGCCTTGGTAAGACCCTTGAACGCCATGTCAGGAAGATACCTTTCGCCGGTTTTAAGCGAGGGCTTGCCAGATGCGGTGCGCCAGTTTTGGCGACCCCAATCTGATAGACTGCGTTGCGGCGCCTTCATCAGTTTTTGTAGCCGCCGCCAGCCTTCTTGTAGTTGTTGGCCAGCAGTTGGGCCTTGCGGGCTGACCACTGGCCTGGGTTGCCGCCCTTGGTGCCAGATTTGATGGCCTGGAACATACGTTTCCGCATGCCGGGTTTGGTGTAGTTGCCAGCAGAATTTACGGTCGATTTTTTCATTTTAGCAGGACCAAGCTTTGCGGCTCCAGTAGTTGGACGACAGTTTATTGGATGTGCCCTTGATGCCACCGGATCTGGCACAGTAGGAGGATTTCCGAGCTGGCTGGCTTTTCTTGATGCTCATGTTGGCATCGCCAAAGCGAATCACTTTGGACTTCCCGTAGGCGCAGGCCCGCACGACGGACTTTTTGCCGCCGCTTACATCGCGACGCGGACTGTTGCAGGGTAGGTTGCGCGGGTTCATGGCTCTTTTGTCGCCTCGCGGTGCCAGCGCCAAAGCAGAAACGCGATGCCGAGCAGCGTGCCGATCAGCGCCGCCACGTCGTTGACCTGGCTGAGTGAGGTCCACGCGACGACCGGAGTCGCAGCGGTGGCAAGGTCTTTGGCTTGGGTCGGGTTCATTTTTTACGCATCTCCATGATCTTTTCCAACGTGCGGCCACCAAAGTAAAAGCTCATAATAAGCATCCCCCATTGACCAAGAAGGGAGACGTAAGACTCGTTTGCGTTGTGGCCAAACGCCGACATGAAGGCCAGCGTGCAGTAAAGCAGGAGGATCGCAACAAGCGTCATCGGGCGGACGTTTTTGGACATCCACGAGTCCGACGACATATCCGCTTTAAGCCGATCCGTCAGATTGTTCTGCTCGACCCGATATGCTTCGAGGTCGGCGTTCATCTTCGCCAGCTCGCCGGACTGCGCCAACTGAGCGAGTTCCAACTGCGCCTTCGCCTTCGCCTCGGGGTCAGGAATTAGTTTGTCGATCAGCTTCGTGCCGATCCCGAGAACTTCAGCAAGGGGGAACATTGTTAAACGGATTTAGGGTTGGTGAGACGACGAAACAGGAAATACGGCCACCAAATGATCTTTGGCACCTTGGTGAAAGTGACGTTGGTATTCTGCACAAACGGCTCCTCCGCATCCCAGAGCTTCACGCGAATCGGCGAGCCGTCTGGTGAGGTGCAGTCTAGGATGGACACGTTGCGCGTAGGAGCGCGGCCTTTGGTCCAATAGTTGTCGTATTGCCCAAGCTCAATCGTGCCGCTGATGCAGCAGCCGTAGATCGAAAGCCCGTCGATGGAGCCTTTAGCCGTAATCGACCCCTGAACGATGCAATGCTGGACGACATAATCGTTGCCGCGCACGAAATCAATCGAGTCCTCCCGCGAGGCTGGAATGGTAAGACCCGACACGCAGAGATTCGACACGTTCGATCCCTTCAAGAGATCGTCGTAGTTTTCGGGGTCAAGCGGAGCCTGCCACTCAACTGAGTCAACCGTGAGTCCATCGTCCTGCGGCCCAACGTAGCTGCGCCAATTGGTGTCGGAGGTTCCGGCCATGTTACTCGGCTTTCGGTTCCTTTGGCTTTAGAGCCTCGGCAATCTGTTCCGCGCACTTGCGTAGCAAATCGTGGTCGTCGGCCTTTAATGGGGCAAGGCGGCTGGCTGCGTAGAGGTTCTGAAGTGCTTGGAGTGCTTGTTCGGTGGTCATGTTATTTGGATTCTAAAGCGGCAAGGCGGGCGCGGAGCGACTTGAGTTCTGCGACAAGAATCGGAATTAGTGCCGAGTCACTGCGCTGCCATTGTTTCGTGATAGTTTCGGAGTCTTCGTCGCCAACGGTCACCGCGCCGATGTGGGCGAAGATTGGGTCGGCGGCGTGTTGTTCTTGAGCAACAAACCCAACGACGTTTTTGCCGTTCTCGTCGCTGTTCTTCCAGTCGAACACGCGAGGCTTGAGACTGTCGATTAGACGGCCCGAATCCGTGAAGTCGCGGAGGTTTTCTTTGAGGCGACCGTCCGAGGTGGTGTTGTAAGCAACTGCGTTGGTCGTGGTGACGCGAGAAATGCTACCAATTACTGAGCCGCTTCCGTTGCGCCATGCCGCGAATACCGCGCTGCTCGTGTCTGAGCTGTCGGAAATGTCGATGCCGCTTTTCACTGCAAGCGTGCTGCCTGCGCGGAACCATGCCGAGCCGGTCGCGCCGACTGCGCCCGACACGACTTGAGCGGTGGCACTCGCGTCTCCGGTCACGGCTAGGCCGGTGGAGTTGACGACCAGTTTTGGCGTGCTAAACGTAGTGCCGCCAGCCGTTGTTGATGGCGTAATTTCTAAGCCGTTATCCTGACTGAATTGAGCACCTATTAACCAAGCCGTTTTTGTTGAGCCAGTCCGCAAAATAATGCTGTTGTCGGCAACGGCGTTCGTAACTTGGCCCAACGTAATTCTAGGGCTTGATGCTGTCGTTCCAAAATCTACATTTCCCGTGCTCGACACCGCCCCAGTCACGGCGAGGCCGGTGGAGGAGAAGGTAGCGACGTCAGTTCCTGTCCCGCTCGCGCTGATAAAACCGAGCGTGGTGTTTGACGTAGAAGCCGATCCTACGTTTAGCCGGATAAACGACGCGCCCACCGAAGTATTCTTGCGCCCGCTCGCGCCGCCCGACGTGCCGAAATAGTTATTCGACAAAATGACGTTGCTTCCAGAAATGCCCGGTTCGCCCGATTGAAAGTAAGCGGGTGCTGTGCTCGATGCGCTGTCTGAAATTCGGACGGAGCCGTTAAAGAAATCGGCACCGCCGCCAAGGGTAACATTGCCTGTTGTACTCAACGCCCCCGTCACGGCAAGGCCGGTGGAGGATAGCCGAGCGACCTCAGTTGTTCCGGCTGAATAGAAGGCAAGGTCCGCGCTCGCCGATGGCGTCTCAATCTTGAATCGGTTGTTGGAGTTGGTTCGGAACTGCAAGCCAACCGAAGAGATGCCGGGAGACTCAAGAGTGGTTACGCCGTTGCTTGAGTTAGTCGAAAGCGTCGTAAACGCGCCCGTGCTCGGCGTCGTCGCGCCGATGGCCGTGGAGTTTAGGCCAGTCAAGGTAATAGTGGCAGAGTCCGTAAAAGTAATTACATTACCGGCAGTTCCAGATGCAACAGTCTGAAACACATGAGAGCCATTCACCTGCCTGTAATTTGTCGCAACGCCGGTTGTTAAATAAATGTTAGACGGAGTGCTATTTACATAAACATTTGCGCCTATTTCAGCAAACGGAGCAAGGCCTGTGCTTCCGTTTATATTTGCGCCAAGGCCAAGAGAGATAACCTTGCGGCTTGAAACCCACGCTGGTTGAGTTGCGCCGATAGAAAGGCCGGTTGTTGCGCTAATCGTCGTCGCCGCCACCGTGCTCGGCGTCGTGGCTCCCACCGTGCCGTTGATGTTGATCGAGGCCGTGCCAGTCAGGTTCGTGACCGTGCCCGAGCTGGGTGTGCCCAATGCGCCGCCATTAACGACCGGTGCGCCCGCTGTGCCTACGTTGACCGCCAGAGCCGTTGCGATGCCCGTGCCGAGACCGGAAATTCCGGTGCTGATCGGAATGCCAGTGGCGTTTGCGAACACCTGCGTGAGCGTCGATTTGCGCAGTGCCGTGTCCGCGGCGCTGTGGATCAGTACGGTGTCCGCGGCGAGCGGTACGGTTTTAGCGGTCTGATCGGTGATGGCGCCTGCCAGTAGAATAGCAGAGTCGGCCAGTGCGTTTAGATTGGCTGCGGTGACCTGGTCGCCGGTGATGTAGGTGGTGCCTTTTTGGATCTGTGCCATAAATTAAGGGAGTGAACCGAATTGATAGGTGGTGCCGTTAAGCCGTATAAATGCCGCAGTCGCGCTCGCCCAAACGTCGCCGTTGACCGGCGATGTGGGATTTGCGCCGGCCAGAATGCGTAGACTAGAGACCGATGTCGTGGAAGCTGCAAGCAGTAGATTAGTCGAGGCCGAACCCGCAGCGCCGACGCCGACCGTGGAAAGTTGAGGAGACGTTGATAGCACTGTATCGCCGGTGCCGGTCGATGTGGTCACGCCGGTGCCACCATTGGCCACGGGGAGTGCCGTGCCGCTGTAGGTAATCGCCAGCGTGCCGGCGCCTGTAATTGGACTGCCAGAAATCGACAACACGCTGGGCACCGTTGCGGCCACCGAGGTCACCGTCCCGCCAGACGAGGGAGAGCTATTTGTAACCGTAAAGCTCGGATAGGTTCCGCTGACAGATATGCCCGTGCCGGCAGCGATGGCCACGGTCTGATCTGGCGCACTATTGGTTATAGTAAAATTTGGATATGTGCCACTGGTCGATATTCCGGTGCTGGCCGTTAAGGCCACGGTCTGGTCGGGCGCGGTATTAGTGATGGTGAGCGTGCCTGAGGTAGTGATAGGACTACCTGATACGCTGATCCCCGTGCCAGCGGTAGCCGCAACAGATGTCACCGATCCACCGGCGTCGGCCACGAAGCTGACGTTGGTGCCGTCGCTCTGTAGGTTCTTTCCGCTCGCGCCGGCCTGACTTGGCAGGAGGGCATTGAGCGCCGCCTGCGCCGTGACCTGACCAGTGCCGCCCTTCGCAATCGGCACCGTGTCCGAAAGCGTAGACCCTGCAGCGGTGACCGTAATCGCTGCGGAGCCGTCAAAGTTTACTCCGTTGATGGCGCGAGCCGTCTGAAGAATGGTCGCACTCCCAGCGTTGCCTGTGATCGTAGTCTGGTCACCCGTGTTGGTCCCGCTCAGATTTGACCCACTGACCGCCCCAGACGCAGCAACGGATGTCGGTGTGATGGCGCCGAGCGTCAGGCTGATGGCCGGCGTCGTGGTGGCAGTGGCCACGGTCCCGCTGACGCCATTGGCGGTCGTCACCGATACGCTGGTGACAGATCCCACGCCAGCCGCCACCCAAGAGGTGGTCGTGCCGTTTGTCGAGAGCACCTTGCCCGAGTTGCCCGCCTGGCTGGGCGTAAGGTCGTTGAGATCTGGAGCAGTCCACGAGGCATCGGCTCGCAGAAATTTCTTGGCTGCGGCAGATCCTACGGTGGGCGCCAACACTAGACCCTGAGTGCCGCCGGATCCTGAGTCGCCCACGAAGACCGGCAGCATAGCGTTGACCGACGCCATGCTCAGATCGGTTGGGGCGCCGGTGCCGCTAGACCGGCCCTTGATTACGGTGCCAGTCATGTCGGCCAGCTTCGCGTTGGTCACTACGCCGGCTGCAATGGTCGAAGCGAATGAGCCTGTGCCCGAGCCAGTGACATCTCCGGTCAACGTGATTGTCTGGTCGCCAGTATTAGTGCCGCTCAGGTTGCTCCCCGAGACGGCCCCAGAGGCGACCACACTGGTCGGCGTAATTGCGCCAAGACCTAGCGCAATTGTTCCGGTCGATGTAATGGGAGAGCCACTACTGGTGATTCCATTGGATCCGCTTACCGAGACCGAGGTGACCGTACCGCCGCCGGACGCTGCTAACAATTGCGCCACCGTGGCCCGCTTGTTGGTCGAGGTTGATCCGTCCACCAAGACCGTGAAGTCGTTGGTGTTGACGCCAGTGGCGACCGGCAACTGAGAGATTTTTTTATCAACGCTCATTCGACAATTATGCGTGATCCGTCCTCGAGGAGAAGCTGTCGATTTTCCTCGGTGTTAAGGAAGGCGATAATGCGAACCACCTTCAGCATGCGGTTCAGCAGTGCGTGCATGCTTAGTCCGTAAACGGAGAAGCGATAACGCGAGCGGCGGCGCTAACGTAAATAAATTTAGCGGCCTGCGCGGTCTGCCGGCTGACCATTTCGCGGTATCCCGAGGCGAGCACATGTCCATTGGTCGCGCTTGGTGTGCTGTTGTCAAAAGTGACGTAGACCGAGGCATTTTTGACCTCAAGCAGAACGTAGTGGGTTTGAAGATTGAACGCGGTGAGCTGAACGACGCTGCCAGCGACTGCAATTTCTTGCAGCGTTTGACCGACATGCGGCTTCGGGTAGAGGTTGATGGCTTTGGTGAGTTGCATAGATTTGAATTTTAATAACCAAAAAAGTTAATTCTGCGGACCTGGCCTTGGGTGGTGAGAATTCGCTCGACCTCTTTTTCACGAGTCTGTTCGGCCTCGGCTTCAGCGATGACGGCCTGATCAAATTGACCCTCGGCGCGGAGGTAGTCGGAGAGAGCGGCACGGGCGACATAGTCTCCCAAAAAGTAAGGAATTTCTACCAGCGACCAGTTGGCGGTGTTGCTGGTGGGCGACTGGTTGGCGGTGGTCGCGATGATGCACTCGTACAGGTTGCCGGCGGGCTGCTTGCCGGCGCCAGGCGTAAAGGATCCGGTGTTGCTACTGGTGTCGAAGTAGGCTTGGGCGCCAACAGAGTAGGCCACGGTTGCGCTCCAGGCGTCGCCGTAGAGTTCTGGGTTTGCAATGCGGTATTCCACAAAAACAGGCGTCGCATTCTGCATGAGGTTGAGGTAGTCATGCGTGCCGTCGTTGTACAAAAAGTACTTCAAAATTTTGGCTCGAGTCGTGAGCCGCGGATCCTGGTCATAGACGTTGAGCACCTCGCCCACATCGGTGCCAAGCTGCACGGTGCGGATGCCTTGAGCATCGACGGCCACGGTGTCGCCGGGGTACGCCGTGACGCGGATCAGGTCTGGCCACACATCCGACTTCCAGATGCTCTCGATCCGACCGCTCGCAAAATCACGAAACTGCGCGAACATTTGCGCGGTGATACTCGACCGATCTAGTCCCGCGAGTTGCAGGTATCGGTAGAACACGGTGCTGAGTTCGATTAGGCGCATCTTCCAAATTGGTCGAGAATTGAAACCTTGCTGCCATCGCTGGTCGATTTTCCGTAACCGACCTGCATCTTGGTGGCGCCGCCCTTGGTCTCGAGGCCAGGATTGTCGCGCAAGAATTCGCGGATAAAAGTGTCATTTCTCCAGCATTCGTATCCCAGTTTCTGGCCCCAGAAATGAAAAGAGGAGGCAGGAATTCGGGCGCGTAGACGGCCTAAACCGTCCACGCCCCGATGATAGACTTGGTTGAGCGCCGAGGTCTTTTTGGCCTCGATAACACTCAACACCTTTTCCTTGTGCCAGCCCCGACGAAACTCGGCCAGCAGAGGCTTATAGAGATCGTCGGGGACGGCGGCGATCATTAGCTCGAGAAGTCGAACTTGCCGAACGCGAGCGGATTCTTAACAACGAGACCGGCGACGGCCTCGATCAAGCGGGCTGGACCACCGCCGTAGTCAGGGAGATCCTTAACTTCAGGGAGGCTGGAGTAGCGGATTTCGGTGAGGTCGGTCGGGATGACGTAGCCCTTGTAAACCGCGGGCATGAACGCATCTGGGTGCAGACGAATGCGACCAAAGTCGCCCTCGAACACGTCCACGCTCGACATAAACGTGTCAGCATCGGCCTCGCGATTGAACGTGCGGATCGAAGAAGCGGTGTTGGTGTTGGCGTTCTGGCTGGTCGTGAAGAGCAGGTTCGTGAAGGCGCGTTTGACGCTGGTGCCGACGATGCCGTCGTAGTCGCGGAACGTACCGGTTTGGCCGTAGATGCTGGTGAGCAGACCCTGCACCATTGCCTCGTCGAGGGTCGTGGATGCAGCGGAACCACCAACGATGCTGGCGCTCGGGGTGCGGAACGCAGAGGGAACCGTTGGCACAGAGCCACCAGTCGTGCTGATCCAGACGCCCATCGCCTTGGTGAGGTAAGGAACGGTGCCGTTATCCGCCTGGCCATCGCTGGCCGAGAGGAAGGTCGCTTCCATATCGCGTTTTAGTGCCGTTATGCCCTTGGCGACCATGCCAGCGAGTTCGTCCTTCAGACCGGCGACGATAGAGACATCGACGGAGAGAGGAGACACGCGCACGGGCCGGCGGAAGATCTGAACATAGTTGGCCAGAATTGCGCGACCCGAGTTGAGATTTTGATAGTCTGCGGAGGTGACATCAGTGCCGTCCACGGTGCCGGTGATGGCGGTGGCTGGCATGTTGTCGGCCTGCCATTGCATGAAGGTGTTGCCGGGCTTGGAGCCTTTTGGAGCCATCGCGACGAAGGGGGTGTCCTTCGCATCGACGAGCGAGATATAGTCAGCGAGGTCTTCGCGTTTACCAACTTGTGAGCGTTCGAATAATTGAGCCATGTGAGTGTTTTCCTATTACAAAAATTGTTGTAGAAGAAGATCCTTTAGATTTGAGGTGGTGGCAGTTTTTCGGAATTTGGCTTCAGCATTTTTTGAGTCCCGCTCCTTGGCGGTGACACTAGCTGGGCCTGAGGTTGAGCGAGTAGGTTGAACAGGTGCTTTCTTGAGTGGAGCCTTTGCAGCCCCTGCTTTTTGAGCAGCATAATTGTTTTCCCTTTGAGCTGCGCCGCGGATGTAGTCGCCGATTACCATCTTGTAGTCTGGGAATTTTCTCAGCTCGGGAAAAGCAGTCAGCATGTTTTGTGCGACGGCATATTCTCGGCTGGTCCGATCCTTCCACCACTGGTATTCACTTTCGGCCATCGGGTCGATTTGGCTGCGAGTATTTACATACCGGAGCTGCTTCGGCAGATGTTCTTCTAGAGCGTCGAGTGCGTTGAGCTTAATGCGTCGAACATCTTCTGCTGAGTAGTCGGTTTCCTTGCCCACCTTGTCTTTCACGGTGGCACCGTCAGCATTTTCTTCGCACCAGCGACGAACCTTACGCGCTTCCGCGAATGCTAAATCTACCTCGGCTTGCGACTGAAGGTGCAAGTAGGGGTTGTCGGGCGTAGACCGAATCGGAGCATCCGCAATTGAGGCGGCTTTTGTTTCGAGCTTGAACCTGAGATCAGCAATCTGGGCTTCCAACTGCGTCGCCTTTGCTTCGGCTTCCTTGCGAAGAGCGGTCAGCTTGTCGATACGCTTTTGGGCGCCCTTGGGCAGTCCCTCTTCAACCGCATCCGTTGACTGTTCAACTTCCGCAAATTTTGAAGTTTCCTCCACAGTTGCCTGTGAATTGTCTTCGGTTGCCTCGGCATCTGCCGTGGATTCCTCGGACGTTGATTCCGCTTTTTTGTCAGGTGCTGGTGCCTGTGCCGGCTCGTTCGACAGTGATCGGCGAAGCAAAGAAGCAAGCTTCTCCTCGCTGATTTTACCGAGCTTATCTGCCACGGAGGTTGTGAGAGGCTTGTCCGCGCTCGTTCCGTTGTCCAAGGGTGCGGTCTCTTCTATCTGATTTGCTGTATCGGGCATGGTGTTTTGTGACCGCCAAGAGGTCGTGCAGCGTTGCTCATCGGCGACACGCAGAAAGCCGTTGACGCACGATTCCCTAAATTTGTTTTCCAGTCTAGTATCCAGCTAACTTACACCAACTCTACCCACCTTTTTGTGGGATCATAGGTATCGTTTCTTGGCCTCGTCGCGCAGTTGGTGCAGCGAGATCAAGAAGTCATTGAGCGCCTCGGCCCTGCCGGCGGCGTGGATGCGATACTCACCGAGGGTCTCGCGGTTGATTGCGGTCTCGACCTCATCTTGAATGCAGTCGCTGGTGTGGGCCAGAACTGCATCCCAGAGCGGGCTGGTGCCGGTGAAAGCAAATGGCTCTAGTTGGTCTGGTTTCATTGAGCAGGCGGAGGAGTGGCCGAGGCCGGCGTGACGCCGATCTTGCCGACCTGTTTATTCTGCTGCTGCTGCATCGAGAACTGCAAATTCTGCATGTACTTTTGGAGGAGCTGCTGGAACTGCTGGTCGGTTTTTGACGCCTGCTGGGCCTTCGGATTGCTCTGTAAGACCTGCTGGGCGTACTGCATTTTGGAGGCCGCGGCAGGATCGTTTTCGACGTAGAGCGCCTCGTTGCCGAGCATCATCATGCCGATGTCGGTCTGCACGTCCTTGAACATTTTCTGTGATGCGCCCTGCTGGTCGGTGATCATGGTGCGAGCTGCATCCGGCGAGATGGCGGTCATAATGTCGGTGATGAGTTGGTTGCGGTCGATCACGCCGCCGGCGTCGAGCGGCACGACGAACTGCGAGATGGCCTGCAACTTTTTCATCACATATTCGTTGTCCATGTCGCGCACGTCGTACTTCAGAATGAAGTCGAACTGGCCGGCGATATCGCTGATATTCTGCGGCATTGGCGAGTTGACGATGCGCTGGATCTCCTCCGCTGGCATGTACTGGAGGCAGAGCTGGAAAGTCTGGGAGAACACTTTGCTCCAGACGCCGAACCAGTTGTTGATCTCCTTCTGCATAATCACCTGCTGTTTGGCGGGCGGGACGGAGGCGTGCAGCAGGCCAAAGTAGTTTGCGTGCCGGCTCTCGACCTGACCGATGACCGCCATCGCCTCGCTGATCGGGGAGCGTGGCGGATCCATGAATTGGTAATCGTCGGCCTGGGTGACAGGAAGCTGCACACCGGGACCGATCTTGTTGATCATGCCGATGCGTTTCTTGACGCGGATCGGTGGCAGCGTGGTGAACGCGGTGCGGTCGCGCATCGAGTCGTGCTGGGCCTTGATCTCATCCTGGTCGGTCATCGACAACTCCGGTACGCCCCGAGAGTCACAGATGGCTCGACGCAGACGCTCGCGCCGGTACTCGACAAATGGATACTCGCCGTGCGCGTAGTCCAGCAGCTCGTGCTTGGCGTACATGTCCTGACCCAGCTCGGGGCAGAAGACGGTGTAGTAGATCGCCGGCGAACCGTTGTCGCTGAGTTGGCGCGTGTAGGCGTGGACAATCTCGATCAAGTGATCGTTGCGCACCGTGCCGCTGACGCTCAGGGAGGTGGTGACCAGGTTGGGATTGTTGTACCAGCTTTGCCGGCCCTGAGTGACCGCGGCCTTCTCGCAGAATTCTGCGCTCCAGCCGGCATCCTTCTCCATCGCCTTCAGCTCGACCTCGGTGAAGTATTCTCGCCGAAAGATGACGCGGGCGCGTTGGAGGTCGATGGTCTCGGGCGGAAACGCCACCTCGTCGAAAGGTTTCAGCGCGGTGACCGAGGGCAAATTCTTCTGGATGTATTCCTCGTCGTACTCGCCGGTACCGGTCTCGCGCAGATCTCGCACAAATTTTTTGGCGTCGCGAATGGTGAGATCCGGCAGGAACGTGGTGACAATATCTGCCGCCTGCTGTTCGGCCTCGGGGTTCATCACGAGCATGGGTAGCTGCGCGATGATGCTGGCTGGGTTGGTGGCGGCGGCCTGCTGCGATAGCTGCATGACCTGCTGCATGGTGATCTTCTGTGACCGGATGGCGGTCTTCTGATCCCAGGCCACATGGACGACGGACCAACCGTACTGCTGGGTGTACTGAGCGAGCAGCTCGGCCTCGCGCTCGAGTTCGACCTTGAGTTTGTTCTGGCGGATCCACGTCATCAGCTCGCTGGCCGCAGCCGCCATCCCGCCGTCCCTGATATTGACGCCGGAGATGTTGAGCTGACCGCGGACAAATGAGGTGGTCAGGTTGGCCACCAGTTCATTGATGGTGGAATCGACGAGACGAATGCGCACGTCGGAGGCGCCCTCGAACGGGAACACCTGGTCGCCGTCTGGACGGGTGGAGCTGTACTTTTTGCCGTCGTCGGTCATGCCCGACCACTTGCAGAATCGCACTGCGTCGTTGTTATCGACGCGGCTGACATTGTTGCCGGTGTAGAGCGAGCGCTTGAACTCGTAGTTGAGATAGTTTACATCTGGCTTCTCGCTCGCGTTGACGAGCTGGTCGGTGTTTGGCGAACCTGGTACTTTTTTATAATCAAGACTCATGGTGAGATGTGGTTAGTGGGTTGTTTAGAAACAAAATTTGCTCCGATGTGCTCGAGCACTTCGTCCCGATAGAATCGGTGGAGGCCGCCGAGCGTGCGGTAGCAACGCAGTTTCTCGGTGTGCCTGAGCCGATCGAAATACTTTTCGTCGAGACCAGTCAACTCGCTGGCCTGCTTCCGCGTGATGAGTATCGGGTATTCTTTCATGTTAGTAGGAGCCGCCGCCGACCGCCTCGAAGCTGGTGTTGGTGTAGTGAGTTGGATCCATGACGGCCAGGTAGCGCAGGCAGTCGATGGGATCCTTGGTGGCGCCCTTGTCACCGTCAGCCCCGGTCCACTCGCGCATGGAAAAAATGAGATTCTGGCAGCGGTCGGAGATGAACAGCTTCGGCTCGTTGACCCGGTTGATCGGCATGTTGAGGTTGAACGCCAGCCAGTCGTTGATTAGTGTGACGCCCTCGTCCACGCGCATGCCCGCCGCCGGCTCAAAGAACATCGGATCTGGGTCGGAATCGAGCAGGTCCATGAGGCTGGTGCCGCCCTCCTTGCCCACCGCCTGAGTGCCACCGGCCCGCGGGTCAATGTACCGAGCAAACATCAATTCCTTCTGCTCAAGATCCTTGATGAGTTCTTTGTAGTCGTTGATGCCTCGACCGGCGCCGTTGCGTTGGCCGATCCCGAGCTTGCCGTCAGCCTTCTCGCTGGGCAGCGCCCACTCGCCGACATTGATGTCGGGCCACTCGCGGTAAACAAAGCGCCGCCCCTCCTCGTCCACCCGCATCCAGAGCATGAACCAATTTCGCGATCCAGCCGGATCGACGACCATGTAGTTGGTGCCCTCCGTTGGAATCTTCTCGTGCGCGACAATGTTGTGCTGGCCGAATTTCGGGAACTGCGAACCCTGCAAACTCTCGGCCCAGCCGTAGGCGCGGATCTTCAGCTCGTAGCTGCCGCGGCCATCGAGCGTGCTCTTCATCGTGTTCCAGTCCGAGTACGGATTCAGATCCGAATGAAACCAGATGCAGGCACCTCGCTTGCCGTGACATTTTGCGGTGTAGGGCATCGTGCCCTTGGGCAGACCCGGCACGTTGATCGTGTCGGGCAGCAGCTCGGCCTTCCGCGCAGTCAGGAACGTCGATCCCGCCACGAATTCCTTCACGGTGGGCGAGTAGCCGGTGACCGGCGTGAACGTCAGCAGCAGCACCCCGTTGCGCGTGACCAGCCGGTAACGCAGCGTCTCGACCCAGTCGAGCGGCACCAGCTCGTCGCACCAGATCATATCACACTCGCCGCCCTCGATGACCTTCTTGTCCTGGGCGTAATTCATAAAAAAGCACTGAGACTTATTCGGCAACACGAACGTGTTTTCCGAGAACCCATTTTTCTGGGTGTAGGCCACGTTGGTGATCTTGGTTTTTCTGGCCAGCTTGTACTCGGGCGGCATGTACTTCCAGATCACACCCTGCTGCATCTGAATCGACGACATGTTCGTCGTGTGCAGGCACCACACCCGCGACTCGGGTCTGGCCACCAGCAAATTGATCGCCCGCTTGGCCGCGTACTCGGTCTTGCCCGCCCGGTTACCGCCGGATACCAGCAGCTCTCGGTGCTTCAGCAGCAGCTCGTCGGCGGTCTTCCAGTGCTTTGGCTCGTAGCCGTGCCGGTACGGATCCAGCCTTTCGGCCACGATCTTGTCCTCACGCAGTTGCAGCCGGCGTGCCGTCTCCTCGGCGCCGTGCTCGGACACCATCCGCCGGATATCCTCAATGCTCGGCGAGTGGAGCACCGGGTGCGGGGCGGGAACGTAGCCTTTGAGCAGGTCGGCCATGTCACCACTTCCCAGGGAACCGCGGCTGGCGTGCAGCCATCAAAATGTTGTCGTACCTACGCACCGGAATCACCATGTGCGTCGCAAAATTGAGCGAATCCTTCACCCGGCAAATCATCTTCTTGCCCTCAAATTCCACATAAATCGCCTTCCGATTCCCGAACTTAGTGGCCACCACTTTCGCCTCGTCCGCCGTCCACCAAGCAGGCCGACCATGCTCCAAAATCAGCCCATTCTGCGGCAACCTCGGAATGTCCGCATCCGCATATCGGTGACCAGATCCCGCCTCCCGCGCCCGAATTTCCACCGGTACCGGTGCCACCGCCTCTGGCTGCTGGCCCAGCAAAGCCTCGAACGCACTCACCCCAGCCGCCGTGTACCAGACCGCCCTTGGACTGCCCTCATAACCCCAGTGCAGATCCACGGTCAGCCGCTCCCGCAGTTTCTTAACCTCCACCCGGCTCAGGCCGACCTGGTTGGCCAGTTCTATTTCTCGAATTTGGTAGTTCATTTAATAGGTTTTGCAAGGGAGGCTCAAACTCCCATCCTCAGTATGGCCCCAGCGTCGTCACGCCAGCAGCACTGAAATGTTATTCTTTGACACCATTGCAAAAAGTATTCCGGTCCGCATTACGCCCCAACTCCGCGTGCCACGTCTGGTCCGGCATCACCCGGTACTCCTGCAACGTCGTCGGGTTGGGATGGACAAAACTGTCGTCCCGCCACAGGATCCGGTTGTTTGGTTGGGCGGCAATTTGGCCGCTTCCGTCGTCCAAGAGGAGCAGGTGGTAGCACTTGTGCTCCGGCGGGTACTGGCTGTAACCATTGTCGGTGTGGTCAAGCGTGAACCAGTAACTCGCCGGCACCATGATGCCGTCCCTCGTCCGGTACTCGCAGGCCATCTCCCGCAGGTACTCATAGGCGGTGACGCTGAAATCCCAGCCGTGACAGTCCCAACTCTGCAACTCCGGCAACATGTGCCGCGGACCCCCTTCCACCGGCTCCGTATGCCGCAACTTGTGCAGCGGAATCCGCGCCCACTGGCTCCCAGCCTCCGTCATAATCGAGAAATGCAGCGCCCGCGACGGGATCGAGGTCACTCCAAAGATCACGCACTTGTCAAAGTCGTCGCCATCCTCCACCCGTCCACGCAAAATCCCCCCGTCAACCAGACCATAAAGGTGCTGCGGAATGCTGGAATTCATTGTAGCCATTTTATAAAAAAAATTTCGGTGGTAGAACCCGTCGCAGTTGCGTCGCCGGCGGGCCGACCCCCCCTCCCCCCCCCCTGTTTTGGATGACGTACAATAACCATTATGTTTAATGTTTCCGGCTTCAGTTTCCTAAGTGGCGGACATCGAGTGGGTTACGTCGATAACGTCGGCTTCGGAACGCTTGGAATTGGCGAGCAATTCGTTAACGGCTGCGGTGTCGATGGTTAGGCGATGCTCGACGACGGTTGTGGGCACATCGCCGTTCAAAAGTGCCTGTTTATCAATTAAGATTCCTAGTGCGACGGATAACCCGGTCAGCTGTCCGAGTTTGATATCCTGATCTTCCATATTGTCTAAGCCACGTTCGATGGTGGAAGCAGCCTTGTTGGCCAGGCGTTGGAGGGCGCCGGACATGTGGGCCTTGAAGAGGGTGGGTTCGCGCTCGAGCAGGCGATCACGGATGGTGCGCACGGTGGAGTTGCTGGAGTGAGTATCGGCAGCAATTCTGGTGAGTGGAGCGCCCTTCTTGATCAGATCCTCGATCAGTTTTACCTTCTCGGGATCGACGTGGGTGGCCTTGAAGTTAGCTTGATTTGAACCCCTGGCGAGCTTTTGGCTGACGGTCATCAGAGACGTGTCGTCAACTCTACCAACATGTGCTTCGGTTATCATCGCTTCGCCCATGTTCGACTTTTTAGCACAGGAGCGTTTCCGAACCTAGAGTTTATTTGTGGGCCAGAGTTCGTTGCTGCAATGGGGCTGGCACGCCATCCTGCGTGATTTGCGGGCCTTTCGACGCCGGTCTGGGTCAACACCGCGGAATCCAGATTTTTGGAATTTTTTTGAATTCAATCCAAACAATCCCTCGTGGTCGCTGATCCTCGCCGTCAGGCGAAGGAGCAACGCGACCCTGTGCTTTAGTACAAGCAGCCCCCATGCATAGCCCCCAAAAGCATCCGTTCGTCACCCTATTATCATCCTATTTTGTCATGCACGATCTTGGCGAGTGCGTTGTGCTGCTCAACCACCTGATTGAGTAGGGCTTGCATCTGCTTAATCTTGGCCAACGACTCGCGCACCTGGCGCTTGAGGTCGGCCATCTCGCCGGCAACCCTCATCCTGTTCTCATCCTCGGTCTCGAAAGGGACGTGCTCGGCGCCCTGCCAGATGCGGCCTCGGGTGGTGAAGACCAGGTGGCCCTTGTTGCGCAAGTAATGGAACGTGCGCTGGGCGGCTGACAGGTCGCCGCCGGTGACCTCGCAGATGTAAGCGAGCACGGCGCTGAGTGCCGGGTCACGGTCGTGCCGGCGAGGCTCCATGCGTCGGAAGATGTCGGCGGTCATTTCCTGATAGTGGCTGGGATGGGCTTGAAGACCGTTGACGGCGCGTACTCCCAGCAGATGCCGGCGGTGGCGTGGCGCAGCCGGATGGAGTTGGCTGGGTTGCCCATGAGATCGACCATGCCCGAGCGCTTGCCGCGCTTGGTGAGCGTGAAGGTGAACGTCGGATCGTCGCCCTGGCGTTGCAGCACACCGACCTCGCGTGACCAGTTCGTGAGATCTGCGGATCCGGCGCCGGCGTAGGCCAAGTCGCTGATGTTCCCCTTGGCCTGCTCACCTCGAGGTGGCTTGGGCATGTGGTGCAGCCAGATCCAAACTGCGCCGGTCTCCTGTAGCACCGGGTTGAGGTGGTTACGCAAGAACGTGGACATGAATTTCTGCTCACTGATGTCGTCGCCGGCGTAGGATAGCAGCGGGTCGGCGATCAGGATGTCGGCTCGGTGGGAGACGATGATGGACCTGGCCAACCGAATGAACTCGATGCCGGTCTTCACGGTCTCGTCGTAGAATCGGATGTTGGTGTTGAGCGTGGCGAGATCCTCACCGCTGAACCGCATGGCCTCGACGACGCCGCGGAATGCCTCGGCCATGTCGCCGGTATCGTTCTCGGCCTGCACGAATGCGACGCGCAGGGGCCGAGTCGGTTTGATGCCAAAGAAGTGCCGCCCGAGTCCAAAGGTGAGACCGAGCTGCATGGCGAAGGATGACTTCCCGACGCCCGACTGGCCCACGATGGTGAGCGAGCCGCCGCGGCAGAGCCAACGCTTGCCCAGCACGTTGTTCGGGTCGTTCGC